TTAATAATTTAATTTTTTATCCAGGAAATTCAGCTCCTGTTGGTAATAAGATAAAATCCAATGAAATAAATTCTGCTGTTCTAGTTGGTTGAATATAAATTTGACCTACTAATTGATTTTGATCAATTACTGCGGGTCCATTATTTGAATCATCCATTATTATTTTATAAGCATATAACCCTTGTTTTTGTTGGATGCCTTCTAAGAATGGAGTTACTCTTCCTACAAATGAATTTCTTGTTGCTATTGTATTTTGTTCAAATACTATTGTATCAGCAATTTGACGAATATAATTCTTCATTTCAATCATCAAACGTCTTACGTTTACACGGTCAAGAGCAGATGCTTGTTTTTGTAATGTTTTTTGTCCAAATACTACAACACCATTTTTAGGTAATGTAGCTAATGGATTAATGTTATTACTATATAATGAATCTTTATTAGCTTGAGTTAATTTAAATTGAGCTTGTAATACTGTAGTTAATCCACCACGATTTATTCCTGCTGGTGCAAACCAAGGTGCAGATACTTTATCATTGAAAGCATATACTCCAGGAACTACTGTTGAAGCAGGTACCCATACTTGTTTTCCTGTTGCAGGATCAGCTATACGAACCCAAGGCCAATACGAAGCAGCATATGATGTGTTTCTGGTTTGAGCTTGCGTTATAGTAGATGCAACTGTGCCACTAAAATCAATTAAATCTAGCACATATAAATTATCTCCTCTATCTTGAGTATTTGAAATAATTGTAGATACTACTGAGGTGTGTTTGTTATTTAATAGACCTGGGGTAAATAGTAAATTAAATTGGTAAGCTTCTTTGTTTCCGAATAAAGCAACCATGTTATCATAATTGGTTGCTGTTAATCCTTGAGTTACTGTATCTATTAATTCATACATTGATGCGGATATAGTTGGTGAAACTGTACCTGTAGCTCCACTAAATGATCCACTTCCATTTAATGGTAAAGATCCTGTATATAAGGCATTTGAAACTGTTCCGTTTGAATTTAAATAACTTGGAGTTGGGTAATTAACAGATTTAACTCGTACATATCTTGAATTATTTGGATAACTTCCAGATAATTCCATTTGAATATTTGTGTTATTGTATGCTAATTTTTGATCACCAATTACTGAAGAAATAAAACGGTCTGAATTAGGATCTAAATTAACATTAGTAAATGACTCAAGTACGTTTTTGCTATTTGGTGTGTCATTTCCTTGTCTAATTAATACATTAAATGTACCTGATCCTGTATTTGCATTAGTAATTTCAAATCGTATGTTATCTTTTGAGCCATTATCTAAAGATCCAGATGTTTCTGATCCGGAGCTATTCATAGTAATTCCTTGTGAAATTGTTTCTAAAACAAATGGAGATAAACCTGTAGTTGGTCCTGATGAGCCAGTTGGGATTAAACTAGATGTTGCAGAAGTAAATGATCCACTTGCTACTCTAGCTACTAATAATGAAGATCCTCCATAATTAAAGTAATTATATGCTGCAATTGAGGTTAAATATGAATAATTTATTCCTCCACTTACAAATGAATCTCCAAATAATGATGTATATTGTGAGTATGAAGTTACTAATGTTGGTACTTCAAAAGGACCTTTAACTGTTGGGCCTATAATAGCGGCTCCTGCTTGTACAGGTTGTCCTGTCAAAAATGTTTGATCTAATTCATTAGTGGTTACACCTGGGGATACTGTGAAATTTGCCATTGTTTATTTTTTATTATAAATATTGTAAATTTTTTAAAAAATATATTTTTAAGCAGGGAAAATTGCTCCTGTTGGAAGTATATTAAAATCTAAAAGGATAAATTCTGTTGTTCTAGTAGGTTGTAAATAAATTTGTCCAACTAATTGATTTTGGTCTACAACAGATGGTGGATTATTTGATTCATCCATAATTACTTTAAAACTAGTTAAACCTTGTTGTTGTTGAATAGATGATAAATAAGGATTAATTATTGCTAATAATTCACTTCGTGTATTTGCATCGTTTTGTTCAAATACAAATGTATCTGCTACTTGAGATATATAATTTTTTAACTCAATTAGTAAACGTCTTACATTTACACGGTCTAATGCGCTTTTTTTCTTTTGTAGTGTTTTTTGACCAAATACTACAATACCTGCACCTGGAAAAGTTGCTATTGGATTTACATTTGATTGATATAAAGTATCTCTATTTCCTTGAGTTAAAATGCGTTCAGCTTGAATAACAGTTGGTAAAATACCTCTGTTTATACCAGCTGGTGCAAACCAAGGTGCAGCAACACTATCGTTAAAAGCATATACACTAGGAATCATTGTTGAAGCGGGAACCCACACTTGATTTCCTGTATTAGGATCAAGAGTTTTTACCCAAGGCCAATAAGTAGCTACATATGGTGTATTATATGATGATACTGTTGAAGTTACAGTACCTATTTGAGCATTATATGGAACTAAATCTATAATAGCTATAGCATCTCCTCTTTCTTGTACTGTAGTTTGAATTTGTGTAATAGCAGTTGATGAAGGAGCCCCGTGAGAACTTATTAATCCAGGAGCAACTAATACATTGTATTTATATGCATCTTTATTTGCTAATAAAGAAATAGATTCAGTATATGCATTTGCTGTAAGACCTTGAATATTATTTGATGTTATATTTTCATAGTAATTACCTGCTGAGGAGGGAATATTAGTTCCTTTAGCTGATCCAAAGGTTCCATCTAATACAGTAGGAATAGATCCGGTAAATTGAGGCTGGTATACTCCATTATTATCTAAATAATTTGGAGTTGGTTTAGCAATAGATTTAATTCGTATACATCTTGAATTATTTAAATAACTTCCACTCATTTGAATATAGTATTCTCCATTATCTGAGAGGATGGTTTCAACTTGATTTCCTATTACTTTTTCAATATAGTTTGCAGCAAATGGATCTAATGATAATGGACCCCAATTTTCTATAACTGAAGGAGAAATATCTGAGTCATTTCCTTGTCTAATAAGTAATGAAAATGTTCCATCAGTTATGTTTTTAGATGTTATTTGATATCTAAAATTATCTGCTGAGCCACTTAATAAAGTTCCAAATGAGCCTGTAGGGCCTGTACTATTCATTATTATCCCTTCAGATAAAGTTTCTAATGTAAATGATATATCATTAGTACCACCCGTAAAATATGTTGTTGTAGAACCAGATATATAATAATATGAATTTCCCTCTATTCCATTAGGATTAGTTGAAGTTAATAATAAACTTGGATTAGAATTACTTGAAGAAATATATTGTAAAGATGTATTATAAGGAGATATCGATTTACTAACATTTAAAACTAATATAGTATTATCTACATAATCACCTACTGCAGCACTACCCCATGAACCCGTATTAATATATATAGTAGTGGGGGTATTAGGTGGTGGTGTTGAACCAGTATAATATAAATTAATTCCATTTATATTTAAAGATTGTGAACCATAACTAATTAAACTGCTATAAAGATAGGTTAAATCTACTGATGATGATGGAAAAGTTAATGCTGTTGAAGAAAAAATTGATGCTGTAGCAGGTGTCCAATCTGTAGTTGTACTTCCACTTACTACACGTGTTACTAGTAATGTATTTCCTCCACTATTAAAATAGTTATATGCTGCAATAGAGGTAAAATATGTGTAAGTTTGGCTGCCACTTAAAAATGTAGAGCCAAATTTATTTAAATAATCACTATAAGTAGTACATAAAACAGGAATACCAACTTTACCTTTTGGTGTTGGACCTATAATAGCGGCACCAGCTTGTACAGGTTGTTGGGTTATAAATGATTGATCATTTTCTATAGCTAATACACCAGGTGATACGATTGTTTCCGCCATTTGTTATAAATTATTTTTATTATAAATATGGCAAAAATTTGAATATATTAATTTGATTTAATAATTTCGCCTGTTTCTGGGTCTAGGTTGAATTTTCCATATTTATCAAATAAATTTTTGGTAAATTCTTTTTCTTGATTTGATATCTCTGTTAGGTATGATTTTGCAGTTTCATATCTATTTTCAATTTGGATTTTAATCATTGAAATTTCACCTAATTCTAATACTAGAGATTGTGATTTAGTTTGAATGTCTTTTAATGTAGTTTTTTCTTCTTCTGTTAAAAACTTTTGTTCTGTAACTTCTTGAATAATTGGCATAATTTTTTAATTAATTTAATTTATAACTATAAATATATTAAATTTATAAATTTATTATGGAGATAAATAATATTCAACAAGCATCCATTTAGAAGCTTGTCCAAGAGTTTGGGTTTGTTGGGTACATATAAATTTGTAATAAGCATTAATATTAAAAGGTATACCTGAGGGGTAAGAGGTATTATTAACTATCAATTGTTGTGGAAAGTTAACTCCGCTAGACTGAGGTTTAAACGTACCACCAGAGAGATTAAATCCATTCTTCAAACCGGGAATAATTTCTAGAATACTACCAAGTAATGGTGTTGAGGGTAAAAAAATATTACAGGGAACGTTACCAGAATTGTTTGATACGAGGTTAGTAATTATAATTTTATGGATTTTATTAGGTAAAAAATTAGCACCTGTTTCTGCTATATCTACAACACTAACTGCTGCAGGTTGATAATTTCCTGAGCCACTTAATTTAGAATCTAAAATACCAGCAGTTGCACAAATATCAGCATTAACAATAGTACCAGTAGCAATACTAGCACTATTAACTTGAATAGAAGATTGTCCTAGTGCTACGTTACCAGATGGAAGTAGACCAGTAGCAAGTTTAGTAAATGCAATGTTAGCAGAAGAACTAATATTACTATTTGTAATAGTATCAGCTACAATATTAGCACTATTAACAGTAATACCAGATGGAAGAGTTACAAAACCATTACCAAATTTAGAAAGTGAAATAGCAGCATTTGAAGAAATTTTAATATCCGTAATACTACTATTAGCAATATTGTTACTATAAACTTGAATACCCGTTGGAAGTGAGCCAGTAGCAAGTTTAGAAAGTGAAATAGCAGCACTACTACTAATATCAGCATTAACAATACTATTAGCAATACTAGCACTATTAACAGTAATACCAGATGGAAGAGTACCAGTAGCAAGTTTAGAAAGTGCAATACCAGCATTTGCATTAATATCAGCATCAACAATAACTCCAGGGGCAATAGAGGTTGCATTGCCTATAGAGGTTATATCACCTGTTAAGGTAGCATTTGTAGTTACAATAGAGGCTGTACCATTTATACTAATTGGCCAACTTCCAGTTGCATTTGTTCCATCAGTAAAAGCTATATCTTTATAAGTTGAAAAATTATTAGAGGAATTCCAATCTTGTTGAAAAATTCTCATCCCAATTTCAGATTTTTTAAACATAACAAGATTTTCCTTTCCACCAGTAGCATCAGGATAAGTTCTAAACTGTATAAAATCTGAATAAGGAACTGTATTGACGGTATTAGCAAATGAACCAAATCCAAATTGGATTGTGCCATTAGTTATGCTTTGGGGATTGATTGCTCTTATATCTCTTGATGAAAGTTGACCAATTGTATTGGTTAAAAGTCCATTAAAAGATCCTTTAAATGAACCTGTTGCTAAAAGAAGGCTAGTATTATTATAGAGTAAATTGTTGTTAGGTACTCCTCCAAAAAGATTAGATGAATTAAATTGGATTGCACCAATTGGAGTACCAGGAGTAGTTACTCCGGGGATTATTGAGGAGGAAATAATTATATTTCCTGTTCCTGGGGGGAATCCAGATTGAGAATTAACAGTTATATTAGCACCTGCTGTTATTTTAGTTACTCCACTTGGAGTATATGATGCAGTTGTAGCAAAGCTTGAGCTTACAGCATTTAAAACATATGAAGCTGTTACAGCATTTAAAACTGTAGCTAAAAGTGAACCAGTAAATGATGTTGCTGTTAAAGATCCAGAAATATTTACTGTTTTTGCAGCAAAATCACCTTTTATTAGTGGTGTACCGGAGCCAGAGGCAATATATAATTTGTTACTTTCTTCAGTGTTTGAAGAAGGACCTGCTCCAAATCCAATTGCTATATTGTTTGATGAATTATCTGTAAATCTACAGCCTGCGGCTTGACCAAAAGCTATATTATTTGATCCGGATGTGTTAAGGCATAAAGATACGCATCCTATTGCTATATTGTTTGTTCCCGGCACAAATGCCCCTAGTGGTGATTTAGGTTCTATTCAATTTAATTCAGATGGTCTTTT